TTAGTTTCTCTATCAGCTAGTGCTAACCCTACTGCAACCGTTTCTGCCTGTCCTAGACTACCTCCTGATACCCAAACACCATGTTCCATATCTCTTTCAGCGTGTGTTCCATATCTCTCTGCCATTTCCTCTGCATTACATAGTCCGTGTTTCTCTAAAACTACCCAAAGGGCTAGTGCGGCATGGGAGTTGCCCAGTACAAAGGGTTCGTCCTTTTTTCGTATCTCGTAAATGCGTTCTATGGTTGGGAGGGTGGTTAGGACTGAGGACAAATGACTCCTTTTCTGCTTATAGGAAATCTCTACTGCTCGGCGTTCAAGTTTACCTAGACTCAACCATCTCCTCGATTGAATCTCTAAGTGACTTCTCTGGTTTCCACCCGAACCTTCGTGATCTGAAATTGGTCGAAACCCAGTGTTTGGTATCGTAGGGTCTTAAATGGGGTACTTCTGTTAGATTGGCTTTCCTGTGGGTGACGTCCTCAACTAGCTCTTTAACTTCTTCGTTGGTGTGTTTCTTCCCCCATCCTAGTTCGTATATCCCTCTAGCACCGCTTGTAGCCAAGTTAATTAATCCATTGGTAACGTCGTCTACGTCTATAAAGTCGTGTGAGGGGGTGGGGACGAAATCCATGTGTTCTCCGTCAAGACAAGACCTTATAAGGGTAGGAATCAAATGCTCTTTCTGCTCTCCTACTCCGGTAACTGAAAAAGGTCTGACTATACATACAGGGACGTTGTGTTTCTCCATAACCGCTAGTAATATCTCTTCGGCGGCTGTCTTTGTCCGTGAGTACATAGTCTGCATCGGCAACTTAACAGAAGACGTACTCATAAAAACAAAGCACTTAATATCTGTGGATAGTTGACTGACCATGTGAGCGATGTCTAAAACATTGGCTTGGACGATCTTCTCGTCCTCGGTGTGGTGAGACATGTTCCCATAAGCGGAAAGAAAGTAGAAGTAATCAAAAGGCAATAACTCGGTAGTCCGTATCTCTTTGTGAGGGATTGTAGTAACTCCCTCTAGTTTAGCCAGTAGATTTCTTCCTATAAAACCGCCGGCTCCGGTTTCGTATATTCTCGACATCCTAAGAGGATTATATCACTTTCTTTTTTTCTTTTGGTTTGGGGAGTAGTCCAATCAAGACTTGCTCCGCCGGAACTAGGTCTATTGATTGAACCATCCTGTCCATCGCACCCGTCGTTGCATTGTAAACAAGGGCTTCAAATGTAGGCAGATTAAACTCGGTGTCAAAACCCATGTTTTGCATTTCTTGGGGGGTCTTGGCTGTTTTAATGTCTTTAGTTGTCATATCGTTTTAAATTAAACTTTGTTTTGTCTACTTTCATTAAAAACTCCACGTAAGCGGCTAAGTTTTCAACCTTAACCACTGGCCTAGCGTCTTTATTGACTCCGGTTATCTTTTCCATCTTCTTGATAGCTTCCTTGACAGCCCGCTTGTTGTTGGGTAGGTCACCCTTACTTATCTGTTTGGAGAAGAACTCCTCTATTAGAGTAACTTCCTTTGAGAATCCACCCATTGTCTCCTTCCATGTGTCTCCTAGTTTAAAGTGGTCCACTATGTAGGGGTGGCTGTTTTCCTTCTCGTAATCAGTATAAGGTACTTCGGGCTTAACCGTCGGCGCCATAGCTTGCTTCTCACCTTTGGGGCTGGTTTCTACTGCCGGTTCTTGTTTGGTCCTAAATGTCATATTCGGTTTAAATAAGTGCCTGGGTCTTTCCTAACGGTCTCGTGTATATCCTTGACGTTATCTGTTCTGCCTGCTCGGTGTTCTCTTATAAGTGCTTCCCTCATTGACTTAATCTTGCCTGATTCTTTCCTAATTCTATCGGCTGACTCTGTTGCAATTTCACGCACTCTACGATTAGAGCTTTTCATACCCATTTTAAGTTCTTTAATGTCGCTTGACCTTCCGTCTCGGCGACTTGTTTTTGTTTTAATAAAAAATGTCATATATGTTTCCTCTGCAAGGGGTGAGTGCTGAAACCCACCCCTCGTCTTGCTTAGACGTCTGTGAATCTAGCTGTTAACAACCAGGAACTGTTAAGTAACTTAGTTGCGTAAGAGCCTGCCCAAGAGATGATAGAAATTCTACCAGCTGGTGAGTTAGAGTCAACGACGTTAGGCAAAATGTAGAGTTTGGGTTTATCTTTTGCCAAATCATAGGTACCAAAAGCATTGTCTCCGTGTACATAGGTATAATACCTATTCACTGCTGAAGCTGCGGTTGATTGAGCTTCAATCTGAGATACAAAATCTTTGTTAAGTAACCATCTGACTTGATAGAGTTCGCCCATTTCGCCCTTGTATAGCTTTTTAACATCTGAGTACGTTTTGGATGCAATCCAAGTCGTATCTCCCAAAAGTTTATATTTACTATAAGGGTCAGTTTTCCCCATGAACATGCCATCAGGATAAGCCATTGCGTTATTCAATTCTAGTTGTCGTACCATCATTCTGATGTTACAAGAATCTAAAACATCGCCTGCAGCGATTGAAGAAACGAAGTGGCCGTTGGGGTAGTACGAAGTACCATTGCCCAATTCAGACCTAACCAAACGGTTAAGGGTCTGTCCCATGTTTTGTCCTACCAGCTCGATTTTTTCCTTCATGTTCGTGTCGATAGAAACTAAAGACTGGAACTTTCCGGTGTTAACGGTCATACCATACTCTGAAAGAGTCATGGAAACCGTGCAAGCGGTGATAGCACAAGTGACTGGATTAGAAGCCTCTCCTAAAGGAGTGCTTACTATTCCTAGCGGTTCATAGCGAGTGAAATTAACGGTGTGTCCTTCGTTGTCCGGATGAGTCCGGTTCTGAGCACCTTCGCTAAGAATAAGAGGATATTCCGATCTGGCCAAAAAGACCTTTTCGTAATATATACTTATCTCTGCGGATAGGGTACTCGTGGTGTTAACGTTGGTTGCACCACTCATTCCTCCACCTACTACTGCCATATTTTGTTTTTAATGAATAATAGGCAATTTTCAGTCTTAGGTCTGTACAAAGCCTAGTTCAGCTTCTAGTTCCTTGATAGACTTTTGGTCTGCGGTTTTATCTTTTGCTTTCACTTGGGTAGGTCTAAGAGCGGTTTCTGAGACTTGTTTTGCCAGAGTCTCCTTGGCCTGTCCTACCTTGTTGTCAATCGACCTGTTGTAAGGTTTCATCAGTCTATCAACAAATTTTTTGACTGATGTCGTATACGGTTTAGCTTTTACGTAAGCCTCCGTTGCGTCATTGACGGTATCTGAAAGTTCTTTATCAAAGGCTTCTTTGTCAGGGTTCAATTCGGGATAATCCCTCATGACCTGATGAGCTTCGCTGTCAATCTTAGTCAGTGCTGTCTGTTGCTTCATTCGCAAGTCTACGAGGCTATCGGCTGTCCGCATAACGTCTTGCTTATATTGGTCTAGAGTTACCTCCGAACCTGGCTGAACTTGGGGTGCATAGGGTTTTTGACCCTGAGGTTCAACTGAACCTGTAAGTTTCCCAAGTCGTTCAGTCAAAGACTCAACTTTTGCTTCGGCGTCTTTGGCACGACTATTTAACTGACGAACTCTGTTAGAGAGTCCTTTTTTTGAAGGCTCTTTTGGAGCTTCACTTTCAACCGTTTCGGCTGGTTCTTCTGCGGGCTTGGTCGGCTCCGTCGATTCGACCTCCTCTGCTGGAGTAACAACTTCCTCGGTAGCTTTTGGTTCTTCTACTGACGGGGTAGCAGGGCTGTCTTCTACCACAGCCGTTTCTTTTACGTCTTTATTTTCAACGTCATCCATAATTTTTTACGCACCTGTAAGGTAATGCGATAATACCCAAGCGGATGAATAAATTGCTTGATGTTAGCCACCGATTCGGCGATGACCAACATTAAACTATTTATCTCTTTTTAAGGATCGGATTGCCGTCTTTAGTTTCTCCCACCATGATTTTACCCATGCCAATCCAGATTGCGTGGTGGAGTTCACATGATCTACAAACCAAGTAACCCCCTTCTTGACGGTACGAATGCCTGCCCTTGGGAGCAAACGAATATGTCGGATTGTCAAAGTCCAAAACCTCTGTATCTTCATTCTTCACAAGCGTCCCTGGCGTCCTCTACTTTGTGAACAACCTTATCAAGGACTTCCTTTACCCAATTTATAACAACGGCGTTCTGGCCGATTTCTTTTAAAGGTAAACCATTGGCTATTGCGTCACGGTTGGCGTCGTTTAGTTGTATGCTTATAGTTTTAATGTACTGGTCAAGTATCTTCCAACCCTTGCCCTTACTCATAGCATAGAGTGCGGTTTCCTCTACTGTAGCGTCTACGGCCTCGGCTTTCTTCTTTGCTTGGAAGGCTTGAATGTTAAAGATACCTGGCTTTATGGCGTTATCTTCCAACCGGACCTCCTTGTGGTGGGCCTTGTGGCTGTTGACCTGCTTGTTGTGGCGGAACCTGGCCTATGCCCTGCATTTGTTGAAGTGATTGGGTGAACTGAGCCATGTCGTTTTGTAGAACTGCGTCTACTCGGTCTTCGTCTTTCATTTCAGTTACAATCTTATCCCAATCTTGTATGCCGGACTTACTAATAACACGTTTAACCATTTCACCTACATTGATGTCTATTCCCCTTTGCTGGGCTGCCTCAATTAGTTGAGGGTTCTTGTTAAACATTTCAATCATGGAGGTTAGGTTCTTCATCTGCATATCCTCGTCTACTGCGAAGCTGGAACCTTCTACTATCTCATAATCATATAAGACTGAACCCATCTTATTCTTGTTGATATTTAGTGTGCCTTTCTTCTCATCATACATTTCTGCTACTTCGGGGTATTCCTCAGCCAGTTGCTCGATCTCTTCTTGGAACATTCTGATTTGAGTAGACCCATCGGCCTTAGTACTCATAAGGTTGACCATTTTCTTAATCACGCCGGAAGTGAATTGGTCCATATAGAACCTATCAGCGTTGTCTCGTGTGTTCTCACGGGCTCGTTGCATCTTTAATGCTTGGGGTGTTCTTCCGAATCCTGCCTCTGAGTCTTTAGTAACAGAGGTGTCAGTTGTCCCCACTAGGTTTAGAAGTGAGCCGGTGGCCGCCTGATAGGTGTTGTTGAATGTGGCTATCCCTTGAGGGGAGAGAGATACTGGTTGAACTGAGTTGTTGATTTGATTCCTGACTAACCACTTTCTTGTAGCTCCATACTTGATAGAACTCATTGAGGCGATATTGTCCTTGTTACCAGTAAAGGCGGGAAGATTGACATTTTAACTCCATCTAGGTACATGTTCCAAACTGAGTTGACTACCTTCTGCATTGGAGCGCCTCGCTCCATGTCTCCCATACCATTCATGTCGTCTAATAGGGGGATTGAATGTTTTTCTACTACCGGCAGTTCACCGTTATCGTGGGGGTTGTCTATCTCTCTAAACACTTCGTCTATCCCGCCTGACACCATATCGGTCCACTTATCACCTTCGTATTGACTTAGAACCTCGTAATATCCGTCGTTGGGTTTGGGTTGGGCGGTGGGGTATTCCTTGCTTTCTCGTTGTCCTTCACTCTCTGCGTCCCGATTAGCCTTATCACCTGATGTGTCTTCCATTTTCCTTAGTATCTTGGGTATATTCTTAAAGCCGTCACTTGACTTCTTTCTCTTAACAAGCCCCTCAAAGAATGATTTGGGCTTCCATGTCCTGATTATGATTTCGTCGCTGTCTAATACTGAAACTGATCCTACTTGGGGGAACACGTCCCTCATGTTTAAGAGCCATATGTCCGGTCCCACGTAACCATTCTTGCCGTTTATCGTCCAATCCACCATTCCATAGAACTTTCCATAAATGTTTGAGTAGAGGTCTACCATTCGTAATTTAGTCAGGAAGTCGAATTGAGCGTTAGCGTTGGGG